GGAGCACCTGCCATAAGAAGGTTAGATCCCTGACCTTTAAGCCCACCCATAGCAGAGAACGTAGCAGATGGATCGGAGAATAATTTCCCAAACCCACTGCCCAACGCTGAAAATTTATCGCCCACGCTCAGAGATGCGAGCTGTTGTGCTGGTGTCATTGCGGCCTGTGCCCCAGACATAATTCCAGCGGTCGACCCAGTTGTTGTTGGGGCTAGAATAGATGCGCCGGGCATCGCCCCGCCGATTACACCACCAGTAGTGCCAGCACCAGCCGCGCCAAGTCCTGATGCGGGAGCAAGGCTAGGAAACAAAGATGTGCTTGTGGGCGCCATTATAGATGACCCTGCACCAATACTCGTAGTTGCCGCCGTACCCGCCGTTCCAGCACCAGCAGCACTAGCAGCACCCGTACCAGCAGCACCAGCCGCGCCAACACCAGCCAAGCTACCGAGAGCACTAGCGCCACCGAATGCACCGAGACCCGCTATAAGACCTTTCTCTAAACTACCGCTTGTGCCGTAACCTAAAGCACCTGCAGCGGCTGCGCCGAGCATAGGGTTAGCTGTGGCAAAACCAACGCCGATACCAACAATAGTGGGTAGAATATTCTCTAAGAACCCAGCTTCAGGCAGACCCGTCTGTGGGTTACGCGTGAGCGAACCGCCATGTAATTGGGCGATACCTTGTAAGGCTTGGACTTCGCTGGGCGTGACGTGCATCAGTTGGGTGTCATTGCCCCTGCCCTGAGCCTGAACTAATTGGGTTGCATTTAGAATACTCATTGTTGCCCCGAGGGTGAGAGGTTGTCTGATCGTAACATTTTAGGTGCTCATAGTCTATTGTTGTATTTGGGTAACCTGTAATACTATTGCTGGCGCAACAGGCGCGAAAGCGGTCGCTGCCACTGAGTCTAATTTTATACTAGTGCTATCAGCCGCAAATGCCATTTCAACATAATCATTGGCATTAAGCGAGACCGATTCAACCAAAGCTAGGGTTGTGTAACCATTATTGATGTCGCTTGTCACTACTCGAGCAGAATCTGGTATGGCTGTGCCGTTCTTTTTGAACCAAAACCACATATTTTTTGTTGATGAGTCGCCGCTACTGATTTGCATGGTTGCAGAAAACTGATAAAACCCCGATGCTGGCACAACGATGCGTGAAGTTGGTGTACCAATAATTACCCCATTACTTGTCTTAGTGACATCAAAAGTCAGTAACGCCTCAGTGTTTGTTGTTACTGGACTTTGATCGGTTGTTTTACTGAACTCCCCGTAGTACTGCTGAAGAATCTGTACCAACTGACGGCTGAGGTTATCTATCTGGTTAAAGTATAGACGCAGCGAGTTATGCACCTGCTCTAGCTGATTAGGGTCATAGTCCCGCCGCATAAGCGGCAAGCTGGGAGCAGCAGTGGCGCTCACTCTATACATGTCAGCGGCCGCCGTCAGGTTTAATATCGACTCTTATGTCACCAGACTGCCACGCAACACCTAAGTCGGTAGATTCTAAACGCAATGCCATTTGACGGCCTCTCAGACGGGTATAAACTTGTCCCTCATACGATTGAATTGTATATACACGGGTGGTTCTGTAATCGTCAGCACTTAGTACGTTGGGGTTATCTGCAGTGCCATACGGGTCGCCAGAGTTGCGTCTAGGTTTTATCTGCATAGTCAGTGACGGCTTATCAGCAGTAGAGCCATTAAAGTTCACATCTGGCAGTATGCGTTTGACAAACCCGAAACTATCACCATCTCCGATATCAAAATCAGCAGACTGCACATACGCTGTAATCGGTACAGGACTCAGCCCAGCAACATCGTCGTTACCAACTTCATGGAACAATATACGTTTATCGTAATCAGCCGCCATTGGGCTTTCACGTAAGGCAGAGTCTAACCACGCCGTGCGGCTCAGTTGGCCGTAGTACCATACATTTTCTAAGTAGTTGTACACCACATAACGATCCACCACTGTGGCTACGCCAGAACAGTAAAACCACCACACTTCGTTATAGGCTTCGTTCGTGCCACCGAATATCTGGTATGACTGGTCTTTGTTTAGATCAGCAAAGATGTACTGGCGCACGTCACAAGGTAATGTATCTACCCGACCATTATAGGTATAGAACTTATCTCGACCCATCCAGTACGTGACGTTATTAGCAGTAGTAACCGCGTTGGGCGACATGATCGAGATATTATCAATCATTATATCAAACCGATACACGAGCGGTGCGCCGATATACTGCATCGAGTAAAGCGCAGACTCAGTCCAGATTAGAATCTCTTGGCGAGCGCTAGCAGCGGTCACAATAAAAGAGCCATCAGTTAATCTGAACTCACCCGACTGGTTTGTAATAGCCGGTTCCCACTGAAAGGGGTTATCTTGGTCTGACCAGCGCACTAGCATCGGATCAAACGCGCTATTGGCATCGGTCGGGTCGTAAGGGTTTGCCCCCATACAAATAATAAAACGCTGGATCGGTGCAGACATAACCTTATTGGTTGTGGTAGGGACAAACTGCCCCTGCAAGCCCAACGCGGTTGAGGCATCAGACAACGCAACCCCACGCACAGTAGTACCTAATGTGGCATCCCAGTAATAAACCGCGCCTTCTCGTGGCGCGAAAAACAAATCCTCACCGAAGTTATCTGCCGACCACAGGCGCAACTGCTGCCCTAACCCCACCACACCGGGACTACCCCAGCCACCAGAGCCCCACGGGTCTGCGCCCCAGCCAAGGCCCACCACGTATGTGTCTAGACCTGTATTTACCTGATAAGCCACAGAAGCTGCCGCACCACCACCAGCAGCAGCAGAGGCCGAAAACACCCCGGGTATGTTTATTGTGTACTGTGAGGAGCTAATAAGCCCAAAAACTTGACGCTCGCCGTTAATATCTGCAGCAGCAACCCCACCAAAAGGCCCTGTGACATCTGCGTAAGTAACAAAATCATTCCCGACCGCACCGTGGTTAGCATCAGTTACAGTAAGTGTAGAGCAAGCGACGTTGGCGCCAGAGATATGAGCCGAGGCATTGGTGCCGTTAATCCCTCGAGTCACACCGTTTAAGGTATTTGTGGTGATGCTGGAGTACGCCATCTGCTCAGTACCAATAAGTATTACTCCCCCTGTAGTTGGGAAAGACGCAGCGCTTGTTAGTGGCACTGTCTGCTGGGCAGCGGTTATGTCTGAGGCTAGTGTGTTAAATGCTGTAGCAAAGGGGTCTCCCGTGCCCGGTGGATTCGGTCCTAACATGGGGTCTACAGTCTGGCGTATGGGTGTGATGTCGTTGTATTCGCCACCGTCCTCGATGTAGTATTTCAGGTTAGTGCCCACGCCCAGTAGGTTTTTACCCGCTAAGGTTCCCCAGTTATGTAATGCACGCGCATTACCTAGAAACTGCGCACTAGACAGCCGCACCCAACCACCGATCTTCTCGGGTTTACCCGAACGAAACCGAATCTTATCGCCGTCGTAATAACGGCCTTCAGCACTGTATGTTGTGCCTTCTCGGTAGAGTCCGGGTTTTAAGGTAATTTTTGTGACTGCCATAATTAAGCGTCGCCTAAAAGGATCATGAGTTTACCGAATTTAGCTTCTCGATCTTCAAGCCCATTGTAACCGCCATTGATCCGTTTTGTAACTACCCTAACATCGCCAGTGTCCGCAAGCCGGTTTAAGTTATTCGTGCTCCAGAACCACCCAGCGCTTTGTACAGCCAACTCAGGCGCGGCGACCAAATCAGGTTCTAGTAAAGCGTTGTTGTCTGCGGCGAGGGAAAACGCTGTGTAGTTGTTCTTGCCAGTAAGTTGGATTAAACCACGACCACGGTACTTCCATCCATCTCCCGAGGATTCCTCGCCATTTCCCATACGGTTAGCATACACTCGGTTTGCGATCTTTTCAGGCTGTCTGGCATACTGGGCGGCAATCTCATCGTCTAGAAAGTACTTGCCGAATACTGAGCGCAGGCCATTGACCGAGTAGTTTAGGTTCTCAGAGACATGGCAAAAGTTCCCTGATTCGTGGGCTATTTGGGATAGGAACATGGCTTGTCGCACGAGGGTATTGATGTCGTACTTCAGCATGGTCATGTTTAG